TTATGCAGTAAGGGTTTCCGGATTCTGGTTGTCGTCGCGTGCCGTCGGCGTGCCATTTTCACCGGCTGGCGCAGATGCCTGGGTCCAATCGTTCACGAGCTGATAGCCGGTGCCGTGGCGGCTATTAGGAATCCACTTTCCGTAATGGCGGAAGATCATTTCCACGTCGACGTGCCCCATTTGGTTGGCGACCCACCACGGGTTCTCGCCTTTGGATAGCAGTGTCGATGCGTACGTATGCCGCGTCTGGTAGGGGTTGCGATATCGAACCCCAGCCTTCTTCAAAACGTAGATCCACGACGTTTTCCGAATTTGCGCATCGGTCTCCCACGGCGCACCTGTTTTCGGGTTGTGGAACACTCGATGACCGGCGAGGAAGGTGTGGGCCTTCTGAGCCTCGAGCGCTTCACGCGCGGCGGGCAGCAGTAGGACCTCCCGTGTGCCGGCCGCAGTCTTCGTCCCTTTTTCCTGCTTGACCACCACGGCACGTTGGACTTTGACGCACCCGTGAATCCAGTCGACGTCGCCCCATTCGAGGGCGATCAACTCCGAGGTGCGTAGCCCTGTCCAAAGCGCAAATTGGTACAGATTGCGGGCCTGGCCTTCGGCCGCACCGAGGATAGCCAGCTTCTCGGCCGCGTCGAACGGATCGACCACGTAATCGGATTTCTTCGAGGTTGTTGCCAGCAGCTTGTTCAACGCGATGCGGTCGAGTGGATTGCTTTCGATCAGCTCGTCGTTTTTCGCATCGTCCAGGATCGAGCGCAGAACCGACACAACGTTGCGGGCCGTCTTTGCGGTTGTCCCGAGTCCCGCTATCCACTCACGAAGCATCGCCGGACCCAACTCGCGCAGCGGCACGTTGCTGAAACGCGGCAAGATCTGGCCGTTCACGATCTTGCGATAGCCATTGACCGTAGAGGGCGAGAGCTTGCCGTTTTTAACCGCCTGGTCACAGCCAGTGAGATAACTGGTTGCGCGCACGCCAACTGTGGCCCTCGAAACGACGTGTCCGAACAGCTTGGCGCGTGGCGAGTCAGGGAAGTACTCGTTGTACTGAAACGAATCCTGCTCGATCTTGCGAATGATCTCCCGTCTAAGTCCGTCGGCGTACCGGATGTTAGCCACAGTCGGCTCCAGGCGGAGGCTCTCTCTGCATCGCACACCGCGAAATGTGAAGTCGATTTGCAACGACTCCACATTCATATGCGTCCGGATTCTCACGCCCCTCGGAGGGCTCCTATCGTCGCTCTTGCCCCTTGTTCCACCCATCGTTCCACCGCCTCAATGTTGATCCACAGGTTGCCGTCATCGGCAATCCTGCAATGCACGCCGTCGACAAACTGCCCTTTGCGGCGTTTCGCATGCACTGCGTCTGGCGTGTCGCCCGACAGCTCGCAGTACTTTTTCAGCTTAACCCATTTCATGAGCATTGCTCCCCGGCCTTCGGGGCGAATGGGGTGACCACACGCAGCGCAACTCGTGGATTCGTGGATGGGCCCCCATCGAATATTAAGTCTCTGAATATAAAGAAAATAATTTCCACGAGTTTCCACGAGTCGACTCGTGGAAGGGGGTAAAACTCGTGGATTAAAAAATAGGCACATGTGCCGACTCGTGGAAAAGATGCCCCGACTCGTGGATGCTTGTATGTGCCCGTTTCGATCCCTTTCTTCTCTGCTTTCTCTTTCTTCTTCAATAATTTAAGAGAGAGAGAGGTATGGAAACGAGGCGAATCTCGCAGAATATGACTCGTGGAAAAAACTGGGTGACTCGTGGAAAAAACACCCCAACTCGTGATGCATGTCTTCTCAATAATCAAGGACTTAGCAGTGGCAAGCCATGATATCCACGAGTTAAGCGCACTCCCCGGTCTACCCTTGCGCAAAATCGGCTCCCGGCCGGCCCCCACCTTCCCGGTCGGCAGTTCCCCGGGCCTACCATCACTCGCAGGGGGTACGGGGGAGTTGGCGAGGGACGACGTGCACGCGCCGGCCGCATTACCCGTAGACAGCTGCGCGCGGCCGGCAAGAATCGCGACGGCGAGCGTTGCGTAGGGCGGTGCAGGCAACTGGCGGGCCGTTGGCCCGAAGGCTGGAGATGGATCGATTAGAGCGGCCGTGCCGGCCGTAAATGAAGCGATGCGGGGCATTACCATGCCCCCGCGAGGCCGTCGAGTTGGCACAGGGCGCAGTTGGCCAGGACGCTGTCGCCGCAGCGGATTGCGGCGAAGAGGACTTGGCGAAGCATGAGGCGCTTGCGCGCGACATCGGCGACGCGGCGCATGGTGAGCGAGGTGATTGGCATTTCGGATCAATCCTTGCGAACGGCCACGGCCAGGCCGAAATTCTTGATGCGGTCGAGCGAGATGGCCGACAGGTAATTGACGCGGCGGTTGTGAATCGTCCGCTCGTGTTCTTTCTCACCGACGATGACGCCGGCAGACTGGATCTGTTTCTTGAACACGCGGTCACTCTTGACCGGCAGGCCGTTCCATTTCTCGCGCAGCGCTGATGAGTGCGCGATGTGGTCCATGATGTGGCTCGTGCGCACGAGTAGGCACGGTTCGCCGTCGACGTCGTCGAAGGCGTAGGGGTGCTTGAAATTGCTGGCGTCGATCTCGGAGAGCGCGGTCTCCATGATCCACACCCAGGGCTCCCGGTCGGCGCTGGTCTCCGCGATGTGCGTGTTCATCTCTGCGAGAAGGTCTTTTGGAAAGCCGCCCTCGTCGCGGTCCATACCCGCAAACTCGCACAAGTAGCCCCATGCGAGCAGCACGGCCGCATAGTTGCCGGCCATGCGCATGGCACCGTCGTCGTTGCCGCTCGCGCGGCTGCGGTTCAGGCAGAAATCGCGCATATCGCGATACTTGGCCAGCACCTCTAGGCGATTAAGGCCGGCCAGAAATTCGAGCCACTGGCGAAGCGGAAAACGCGGCAAATCGTCGGGCATCATCGGCCCCTTCTTGCCGGTCAGCGTGGTGCGCACCAACTTGCCGAGCAGACTACGCACGGGCACGTCTTCACCGGCGAGCATGACCGGTGCCGACAACAGATATTCGGTCATGTCAGTGCCGCGTCGCGTCACCGTGTATTGGTAGTTCTCTTGCAGCAGGCCGACGGCTTTGTCGATGACGTCTTGTCGACGTGCCGACAGTTCTTCCCATCCGACTGGGTGGCTGGTGTGGCTGATGCTGGTGAGCAATCGGAATTCGGTTTGCAGGCTCTGGCCTGAAAACATCGTGAAGGCGAGTGAGCGTTCGAGGCGTTTGATGAGCGTTGATTTACCCGCCCCCTTGTCCGCCTGCACGGTCATGTGCGGCCAGAAGCCCAGGAGAGCTTTCAGGTGCCCGCCGAGCGACCACACCAAGGGGATTGACGCAGCGTTCTGCTTGAACGTGTCCTGGTACGCGTTGACGACTTTTCGTGCATCGGTCCATGGCCCCGAAGGGAAGGTCAGATTGTGGTAGGGGCACTGCTTGTCAGCCTCGGTGAAATAGCAGTCCGGCCCTTCGTTGACGATGAGCTGGCCATCGCGCCAGGCGAGGCCGACGAAGTTGGCCGCATGACGTGCGCCGAGGTGCGCGGTGCGCTCGAGAATGTTCACCATGCGCTTGAACGGCGCCGGCGACCAGATCGGCCCGAACTTGCCCCACTGGTCGACGTTGTGGAGCTGGTCATCGAGCATCACTTTGCGGATGAGCTTCGCACCGTGACGCGGCGTTTGGACTGACACGGCGAAATAGACGGTTGGGGACTGGTCGGGGTCTCCGGTCATGGTCGACGTCGCGCTGGCGACCGATACGCGGCTCAAGGAAGCGACGCGAAAGCCGGCGAGGTCAACGATGACAGGCGTCTCAGCTTCTGCCCCTTCTTCCTTGTTCATCTTCGAGACATAGCTCGTGAAGTCCGGACGCACTCGGAATTTCCAATACTGCGCAAAGTCGTGCGCGGGAAGGAAGACGCGCTTCTTGCCTTTCACGGATGCATCGCCAGCGAGACCTGGGATAAGCCAGTGCTCATGGACGTCGAGCGCCGAGGCAAGCTTCTTCGCGCCGCGAAGGCGCAGGTAATCGTTCACGTCGTTGATCGGCTTTTGCTCCGTGGAGCCGTCGGCGAGGTCGGCAGACCAGTGCGCCTGGTCAACGAGCATCGCGCTGATGTTCATGGCCGTCAGACGTTCGTGCAGTGCCCACGCTGCCTCGGGGCCGGGGCGATGTCCCGCACGTGGCTTACCGTCTTCGATAGGTTCGTCGTTGTCGAAGCAGATGACTACCTGCTTGTCCTGGAGAAACGAAAAGTCGATGTGCTGTACGTTGCCGATGCCCCGAACGGCGAACGATGCGGTGCCAGGGATGCCGCAGGTATCGACCGACAACGCATTGACCGAGCTTTCCACCACGATCACGCGATGGGCACGCTTCAGTTTGCGCCAGTCTGCTGTCCAGCCGTAGCCGTCCTTGGCTCCCTGTGTCTGGGTCTTGACGCCACCGTTTGCGGCCGGGTCCAGGTAGCGCATGTCGACGGCGACAATCTGGCCGGTGTCCTGAGTGCGGACGATGAAGGCAGCAGCAGACCCGCCGTAGCCGACGTCGCCGGCCGTGAGCTTTTGGCTGGTCCAGTCATTGAATCCGAGCGAGCGCGTTGCGATGGCCGCATCAAGCGCCGCATCGCCGATTTCACGCCCCTTCAGATACTCACGGGCGCGGCCGCTGTCGGCCATGCAGCGATCGGCAATGTAATCCAGCGTCGATTTGCGCTCTTGCTCCTTCGCCTCCGGCTTGTCGAAGGAGATGCCGAAAGCTTCATGCAGCCAGCGCATTGCTTCGCCGACGGTACCGCCGCGAACGTAGATGACGAGATCCACGCACGAGCCGCCTTCGCCAGAGCTGTGATCTTTCCAGCAAGTGCCGTGCTTCGGATGATCTTGGAGGATCGAAAGCGACGGGCTTTTGTCTTCGTGCTTCGGTGAGTGATAGAGCGCCTTTTCGCCGCCTGGCGCACGTTTGAGTCCGAGGCGCTCAGCAAGCTCGTGAAGATTGATGCGTAGTTTCAGTTGCTCGATGGATGCCATTGTTCTATTCGGTATAAGAGAAGCCGGCTTGCGCCGGCGGGATTACTTTTTCTGTTGTTTGGGTGGAGCTGCCGGCGTTCGTCCGCCAAGCCATTCGCGGAACGGTCGGCGGACTTTCGCAACGAAAAGGGCAGCGGCTCGCTGGTTCGTATCCAACTCGGAGCGCGAGTTGATCTCGCATGCCAGATAAACGAACTCGATGGCGTCCGCCTCAGTGCAGGGTTGCCCGCCCAAATCCGAAAGCCAGCGATGGAAGTCCGGAGATGCACACCAAATTCCAGCCAGCTGCGCGAGACCTTTCATACGAACGGTCCGCGAGCAGATGGACGAGATGGCGTTACGTCGCGGACGCATTCGGAGTTCATGGGGTACATGTGAACACCTCTCCAGCGGGAACTTGTCGTGCCGTCGCCAACGCGAACTCATGCGCCGCAAGCTGCTCGCGACGCGTGGTGATCTTTTGCAGATCGTCCGTTAGCGTCAGTCCGCGTGCGATGGCGCGGAATTGGTCGCCAGTGACACCCAAGCGCTTGTCTGCGATGAATCGCTTTCCGACCTCGGAAACGGCGATTGCAGCGTCGGAGAGCGCTTCCCGAACGTCAGGGGTGAAGTAGGCGACCGCGAGTGCCTGGCCAACATTGATGCGGAAGGCGAGCGTGTGCCACGACTCCTCCGTCGCGATCCCCGTGCGGAGCTTCTCTAGTTCCTCGTGTGGCACGAGCATGAGCTGACATTCGGCCGCGCCGTTGTGGCGAAGAATGACCGGAATGCGCCGCTCGGTCGGAACGTACGCGCGGCGTTGTTTGCGGTGCTTGCTGGTTGGCATCTTCGTCTCCCGATCAAGCGTGACCTGCCGGAAATTCCGACAGCTCGACAACGAATGGAACGACCAGGCGTTCCACGGTGAGGCCGAAGCCGTACGTCCAGCCACCGTCCATTTGAGGCAGCGGGCACACCGTGGGCCGGTAGCCGAGGGCGTGGCCTGCATCGATGGCTTCCTCGAGCGTGCGGCCGCGATGCTGAAGCATGAAGTGCACCGCAGCGGCGGGGACGAGGAACTCGGGGAATGAGGCGGGCAAGCCGAAGGTGCGAATGTTCATCGGGCACCCCCAAGCCAGGCGACGACGCGTGCTATCACGTGACGAATGCCGCGCCGACGAACGTACGGGCCATCGATGGTGTAGCCACCAAGGGCAGAGCGGTGAATCAGGTCACTACGGATATTGCGGTGGCGCATGATTACTCCAGCTGTGGTTATTCGCGGTCGCCGGCGGCGAGACGCTTTGCGTCGGGCCCGGTGAACTCGCGGGGTTGCGGCAGCGGCGCGGCCGGCCGGTTTAAGGCGCAGCGGGCGACGATTGCCAAAGTGGTTCGCATGAACGGGGAGAGCGCTTCGACCGGCGTTTCTTCCAGCCCCATCGCTCGTTGTGCGCGACGCAGCTCGTCGGGCGAGAAAGCATCTGCATTCATCGTTGTCGCCTTCCGTTCAAGAAAATTTGGGCAAAAAAATCCCCTCGCGCCGTAGGGGGCACGATGCGAGGGGCAACTCGGGGTGATTCGGTTTTGCGTGTTACGCGGTGCTGTCCAGCAGATCCAGCTGCCGGTCGTCGTCTTGCTCCAGCTTTGCCTTACCCGCCGGGATAAATACGGCTGGATCTGGCGACTGGCTCGGTGCGAGCGTGTGAACGATCGAGAGCAGCGCCATGCAGGTGAAGGCGCATTCAACGTTCTCGCACTGGAAATACAACTGTCTCGTCTGCGGAGACATGGTGCGGCTGGTGCGAATCTTCAAACGTCGCGCGCAGTGTGGGCAAATCAGTTTCATTGCGCGCTTCCTTGCGTCTTCACTTCGTACATGGCGCGGCGTCGGCCAGAGACGCGCTCCATCTGTTCACGCATACGTGCTTTCAAAAGCCACGTGGCAGCTTCTTCCACGCTCGGTAGATTGAGCGCCGCGCGGATTCCCTCGATCAATTCCAGCTCGCTGTCGCTGACGGCAATTTCAAGTTCCGGCATCTGATGAGCGGCTCTTCGTCGACTTCGATTACGCGGCGTCGCGCGATACATTGCTCGCCAGGCCAAACGCTTCGGACGCTTGGCGCAGCAGCAACTGGCGGGCGAGCGTGGCCGGCTGTTCGCCGAGGTACTGCGCCATCGATGTGATGACGGCCAGCTCAGCGTCGTTGAGCCGCAGCGTCATCCGGTTGTCGCGGACACTTTTCGGATCGAGATACACGGTGGCCTCCATTCGGAGCAGATCAGGAACGGGCAGCGGCCTGCGCCTTGTAGACGGAGAGGCCGAGCAACACGAGGCGACGCACGACGCTCGAGGCAGAGCAGCGCTCTGCGTCGGAGACGCTCAGAACCTCGGCGCGCTCGCTCGAGGTGAGACGGGTGTAAAGCGGCTTGTCCGACATAACGCCGCGAGGAGCGCGGCGCAGCGGCTTCTTTTCAGAGGTCATGGCGATATACTTGGGAGAATTAACCTTGCACAAACACATTATTTGCAGAAATCTGCAATATGTCAACATGGATTTGCAGAAAAATGCAAATTAACGACAGGCTTGCCGCCGAGCGGGAGCGTTTGCGTCTCACGCAAACCGAGATGGCGAAGCGCTTAGGCGTTGCGTTTCGTACTTACTGTGACTACGAAGCGGGAAAGAGCCAGCCCAAAGCCGGCACGCTGGTCGCCGCGCGCGATATCGGCGTCGACGTGCTGTTTGTGCTGACTGGCGAAGTCAGTCCATCAGCGCTGTCTGCCGACGAAGCAGACCTGGTGCGACGTTTTCGTGAGGCGACTGATGCAGTGAGGGCAGCGGCTCTCGGCGCGCTTATCGGTGGCGCAGCTCCGGCGACCGTCCGACAGAATTTCCACGGCGGCGTGAACATCGGCCAGCAGATCACGGGTGACGTGACGGCACCTCAAACATTCACGTTCGGCGGCACCAAGAAGAAAAAGTAGTTCTTTACCAGGTTTGGCCCCGCAAGCACGCCAGAGTGCGTGGGGCAAGGATTTCGGGGATGAACGAGCAAAACTTCCACAGTGACGTCGGTCAGGTGGCCGGCGGCAGCATAGTCAACACCACACACGGCCCATCTCAAAGCAACGTCATCACGATTAACGGCATGGCTCCTCCGGAGAAGCCGCCGACGATCACGGACCTCCAGCGGCAAGCCATTCGCGCCAAGGCGAAACCGATAGCCGAAGCGGGCGGTATTGAGCTGCTGGACATATACCGGATAGTCTTCACGCGGTTTGGTATCGAGCGCATCCGCGAATTGCCTAGGGCGGAATTTCTCAACGCGATGGCGTTTCTCAGCGACCTCGAGAAGGGGGAGAGTGATTCGGATTCCGCTGCCGAAGAAGAGCCTAGCGCCGCAACGACTTCACATGTGCCCGCAATTCACTTCCACCCAGCGCCCTGCCAGGGCTGTGTCGGGCTGACAGGTGAACTCGCATTGGTGGAGAAACAAGCACGCGCCGCGCGCGTTTGGGCGGGAACCGCTATTACCGCGCTATTCGCGGTCTCTGCGGCCGTTGCAGGTGCCTTTTACACGGGGAGCATTGAAGCGAAGGCGCGCATCGGAAAACAGGTGTGCCACTTCGCCGATGGCGTCTATTCCGTAGGCAGTGTGCTGCCGATAGCAGGGAGCAAGACACGAGAGTGCCTGCCTGACGCGAAGGGAAACGGCGCGCATTGGGAGACCGTTGGCACGCCGGTCACGAAGCGGTAACGCTACGCGCGCTTGCAGCAGCAATTGCAGCGCGGCACCGCCTGATACTGGCCGCCAGAGAGCGCAATCGAGAGTGCCTGCGCAACCGTCTCGGCGGGCATCTCGCTCAACACCTTGAGCCAAAAATTGCGGGCACGCACGCTATCCATGTAGTGCCGGATCTGATTGTCGATGCCGCTCAGCACGACTTCGAGCTGCTCGGACTCATTTTTTTCAAGGGGATTTTGCGGCATGGATAACTCCAATATTGAAAGGTTTGACGAATGTGCGGGCCAAGTGCTGGCCGCGCTATACAACAAGTTTCCGAAGCCGTGCGCACTATTGCCAGGTGACTTCATCGAGGGCGGAAAAGCGGCCGTGTTGGACCCCGACGAATTCACGGGCGCGGGACTGATGCCCGACGCGGAGTTCTTCATGGACACGGTGTCGTGGCTCGAAATGTCCGGCTTTATTGCGATCAAGGACAGAGGGCAACATTACTTCTCGCAATGCGTGCTGACCGCGAAGGGCCTTGTGGCGCTGAATGCTTTCCCGGCTTCGTTGCAGGGCGACAAGTCGTACGGTGAGCAGATGCGCGACGCAGCAAAGAAAGGTGCCAAGTCTGTGTTGAGTGCGCTTACGAAGGAAGTCATAAGCTCGGCTGTCGGCGCCGCGTTTACTGCCATCACGAAGTAGGCGATGCGCTTACTCTTTTTCATCCGGCACTTCCGTTGCCTTGATCTCCAGCTCAATCTGCGTCGTGAATCCGCCGTTTGAGTCGAGTGTGTGCCGGGTCTTGGCGAGAAGCCAATCGGTGTTATCGATCTGCGGCTTGAACCCGCGCACGGACACCGGCACCTCGGGGAACAGCTCAGCGTTGCCGCGTGCAAGCGTCATTGAGAATGTCGCTACGCCACGCTGTATGCGTTGCCACTCGGCACGCGCGGCGCGCAGCGCGTTGGTCTTGCTGGCGTAGGTGTGCCGCAGCTCCTTCGTATTGCCGGTGGGTTCGACCACCGACGCTTCCGGCTTCGCGTTCTTTCGCTTTTTGGCCGAGCCGTTTGCGTTACCGGTCGACGTCGACGTACTCGTTTCGGCTACTGACGTGACTACGACCTGGCCCTTCTTCGCTGCCCGGGTGTCCTGGTAATACGCGACCACGGAATCGAACGACTCACGGTCTGCAACGGAGAAGTGATGCTGGTCCCCGAGCTGGCGGGTGATGGTCAGGCGCGAGAGCGGCTTACCTGATGCCGTCAACGACTGGCCCAGTTTCGTGAAGAGCAGTTTGTCTGCTTTAACGGTAGCTATGGCGTCGAACATCTTTGCCACGCGCGTGAGGAAGCTCGCGTCCGATTCGCCGGTCTGGTCGATGTGCGACAACAACTGATTTGCCAGCGCCGAGGCGATCATCGCGCCCAGGTTGTGACGCTGGGCAATCAGGTTGACCAGGTCGAGCAGCGAGACGTTGTGATACGACGATTCCCGCTTCTTCGTCAGACCAGAGCGCAGATCGGCGCTGCGTGCGCGGATGACGATGCGATCAGGCGGCCCGGTGTGGGTGATCTCATCGACAGTGAACTTCCCTTTGTCGATCAGGCCCTCGTGCTTCCACCCGAACGCCACCGCGAGTTTCGCGCCGCGCGACGGCAGCTCGAGCGTGCCGTCGGCGTCGTCCAGTTCGATATCGAGCTGGTCCGCTTCGAACCCTCGGTATTCCTCCAGAGACAAGCTGATAAGCCTGCCGGTGAATGCGCCCGTTATGTCCTTGCCGTCTTTGGTGATGCGATAGATGGGCACGGGCACCATGTCGTCCTGCGCACCGAGCAGCTTGCCCGCAATGCCCGTGACGCCACCGACCATACCGACTGCGCTACTCGCCAGACCGGCGATGCTTCCCAGTGCTTCAATCACAGTACCTTCCCCACCACTTTGCCGACGGCACCGCTGACGACGTCACGGGCAAGGTCGCTAGCGATATTGCCCGCAAGACTACCCACAACCCCACCCGCAACGCCGCTAACTACTCCACCCACAGCATCGCCAACGGCTCCGCTAACCAGCCCACCAACGCTCCCCAAGGCCCCGCTAACGAGGCCGCCAACACTCCCGAGAAGATCCCCCGCCATTCCGCCCAGCAGGCCTGTCGCGAGTCCCAGGAGACGCAGGTCGTAGTTGTCTGTGCGCTTGAACGTCGCGGTGAAGTCGATGCGGCGAGGGGCACCATTGTCGAAAAACAGCGTGCTGGTGGTCTCCAGACTCTCGAGCGTGTAAATGCCGTAGATGTTGCCGGTCCCCTCGAGCAGCGGCCACGCCTTGCCCTGAGAGCCGAGAGTCTCCAGCATCTTGAGCGACATTCGCCCACCGGTCAGCTCAGGCAGCAGCGTGCCGCGTAGCGTGATCGGCTCCTCGTCCGGGCCTAGGAATTGACGGTCGGGGCGCAAGCCGATGCGGGGATTCGCGGCAAAACGCCAGTTGAGCTGGCGCGACAGTTCCTGGTATGGGACCGTACTCAGCGTGAATACGAAAAGCCCGTAAGCCATCATCATGATGCGTTCCTCAATCCTTATCGCCGAAGCGAGAGCGGGCGCGGGCGGCGTCCTTGCGCTGTAGCTCGATGATCTTGCGCTCGACCAACTGCGCGAGCTGCGACTCGTTCATGCCCGGCGCTGCGTGAATGTGAATCTCATAGTGGTTGCCGGCGACCGGCGCGGCACTCTGAAGCGGCGAGGAGATGGGCGGGCGCATGTCGAACGCTGTGCTTGCCAGCGCAGGCGAGCCGGCAGCGATCGCCAGGCCGGCACCAGCGCCGGCGATCTGGCGGGCGAGCTGCTGCACAGCAGACAGCGGGCCGTCCTGATTGCCGGTGATGCCTTGCTCAAGCCCAGCCATCGTGAAACCGCCCAGCTCAGCGAATACGCGGCTCGGAGAGTGAATGCCGAGCTTCTCCTTGAACCAGGAAACCGTCCGCTCGCCCAGCCCTACAACGGCGTCTTTGACGTATGACGCCGCCGAGGTGATGCCGTTGGCCAGGCCGTTCACGATGTTGGTGCCGAACTCACTGAATTTGCTCGGTAGCTCCACGCCGAACCAACTCATGACGCCGGCGAATGCTCGGTAGAAAATGCCAAGCGGCGACCAGTCGAGAATCAGTGCGGTGACGCCAGCAATGCCCCCGCTGAACGCGGACTTGATTTCGTTCCAGATGCCGAGGAAGAACGTCTTCACCTGGTCCCAGTTCCGATAGATCAGATAGGCAGCGACGGCGATGGCGGTTAGTGCGAGGCCAATCGGTGTCGTCAGCAACATGCGCCCCATCCACAGCAGCGAGCTGCCAACGAATCTAATCGCCCCACCTAGCAATCGCATGACGGTCGACAGCACGCCGCCCTGAATGCCTGCGGCCTGCATCATGAATCGCAGGACAGCGAGAGGGCCAAGCACCGCCGCGAGAGCGAGCATAGCCGGACCGATCAGCAGCAGAGCGCCAGCGATGCCGGCAATCGCCAACATGACCACTTTGGCGACAACGGTGTGGTGCTCCATAAAGCCCGTCAATCCCTTGACGACGCCCGAGAGTCCCTCGACGCCGGCCACGTACATCGGCAGGACACGCTCGCCCATCTCAAGCCACAAATCGTGAACCTTCGCCTGCAGGTCCAGCTCCTTGCCGGTCGGGCTATCCTTCGCGAGTTTGTCGAGCGTGCCAATATCGGCCGCGCCTCGATTGAGCTTCTCATTCTTGCGAATCTGGTCGCGCTGGAGGTACATCTGGCCGAACAGGTTCGATGCCGTGCGGTTCGAGAAGATGCCGCCGATGGCGTCAAGCACCGCCTGCTTCTCCGTGATGCCTTTCGCGGCGAGCGCCGGCAGCAGCACCTGCTCCATCCATTCGAACTGGTTCTCGCGAAACAGCTCGGAGCCTTTGAGCGCTCCGGGATTGATGTGTGCGATCTGCCCGGCCTTGTCGTTGGACACCTTGCTACGGTCGCCAATGAGACCCAACGCGTCGAGATTCTGCGCGGCGCGCTTGGTAGTGCGCCCTTGATACAGGCCCGAGTACGCGCTCATCAGTGCCGTGCCTACGCGATTGCCGCTCATTTCCTGCACCAGCGGCTCGAGCTGGTAGTAAAACGCGTCCGAGTTGATGCCCTTCGCGGCCAAACCACCGGTCTTGATGAGGTTGAGCCATTCCTCGGGGCCGACGCGACCGCCGGTCGCCGTCAGCACCTTCTGCACCATGTTGGCTTGCTTGTTGAACTCGGCTTCGCTCGTTAGGCCACCGCGCATTTCGATGACCTTGAGCATATCCATGAACTTCTTGTCGTTCTCTTCGCCCTTCTCGTCGCCGTACAGCGCCTTGTTGGCGAATTTCATTTTCGCTAGCAGCGGCGTCACCATCTCGGCGTGGTGCGCGTCAGCAAACACCGTCAACGCGTCGCGCATCAGCTCCGTGTTCTCGGTGCGGCTGGTGCCGAAGGTCTTCATCTGGCGGGCGAAGTCGATAGCTTCCTTCGTCTCCTTATCACTTAGGCCGAGCGCACGCACGCGCTGAATCTCCGTGGCCATGTGCTTCGATTCGTGCAGACCGCTCTTCACGGGCATGCCGACCACTGCGCCGGCGGCGGTGGCACCGATGCCAGCGCCGGCCATCGCGCCGGCCGTGGAGCGCAACTTGTCCCGTCGTTCGCGCGCGACGCTCATTCGCTCCTGTTGACGTTGCAACTGCACCAGTCGGTCGCGCTGCGTGGCCATCGCTGCATTGGTTGCTGCGATATCGCCGCGAAGCTGGCGCTCGTGCGTGCCCAGGTCGCGCGTGCTGACTTTGGCGGCGGACAAGCGATCTCGCAACGCTTGGAGCTTCTGACTCTGCTGCTGGTGCTGATTGTTCAGATCGCGCGCGGCCCGCACGGCCACATTGAACTCGCGCGTCATGGCGCGCGTGGGTGTCTCCGTTTCCTTGATGCCGCGTGCGAGCTGCTGCACGCGCTCTTCGGCCGCGCGCAGGGCCGTGCTGGTGCCGCGCAAACCCTTGTGGAGTTCGCGGAACTCGCCGACCGTCTTCTGCGTCTTCTCGAGTTCCTTGAGGCGGTCGCGTGTTTCCTTGAGACCGCGTGCCATCTCCTTGTTGGTGCCGAGGATCTTCCGCGTGTTGGCGGTCATCTGGTCGACTGTCTTCCACAGCACTTCGAGCTGCAGCTTTCGCCCTGCGTCGCTCATTCGTCGGTTGCTCCGCTACGTACTCGGGCGCGCTCGCGCCATTTGATGAGATCGGCGAGGCTCCAGTCGTCCATTGCGGAAGGCTGGAAGCCGAATATCACTGCAACGTCGGCGAAGGCGTCGTCGACGTCTGCAGGTATGCGTCCGCCTTCACCGATTTCGGAGCCAAAAAACCGGTCACCGCCATCCCGATCTGCATCAGGTCCGCAATGTCCATGCGAGCGACCTCCTGTTCCGACAGCGTCGGCGTCGTAATGCGGGGCAGCACCTTCATGAGCGCCAAAACGTCCATATGTGCGAGATCGACAAGATTCACGCCGCGCAGCTCGCCTGCACCAGGCTTACGCACTTCGACCTGCTCGACCTTGTTGTCGCCGCGCTGGATGGGGGCGTCGAGGGTGATGATTTCTTTCATGATGGAAGCTCCTGGGATTTGAAGCGTAGAAGGGGCCGGTGATGAGCCGGCCGCAGGGATTACAGGCCGATGGCCTTGCGCTGTTCTGCGAGTCGGTCGACGCCGTTCACGACCTCGATGAAGTTGACCAGGTCGATTTCGACAATGGTCGTGCCGTTCACGGAGTACTTGAAATACGTCACCGACATGGTCGGCTTGAAGTCGCTCTTGTCGCCGGCCTTTGACGAACCCGGGTCGATTTCCTTGTAGCGGCCGCGCAGCACGACCTCGATGGAGTCGCCGGAGCCTTCGCTATCGTCGTCTTCGATGTAGCCGGCGAAGCGCAGCATCACGCCGTCGATCTTGGAGATGCCCCATTGCTCGTACACCTGGCGCATCGGTCCAGGGTAGGTTTGCGTCGACTCCATCTTTTCCATGCCGAGATCGACTTCGACCTCGCCATTCATGCCGCCCGTGCGAATCGCCTCCATCTTCCGGGCCAGCTTCGGAATCGTGAACTCCGCACACTTACCCATCCAGTTCTCACCGTTGTGGAAGACGTTGAAGTTCTTGAGAATTTTCGGCAATGCCATGTTCGTTTCCTCGAGTGACGTCGATTAGGCGGCTTGCGCGACCTTGGCCGCGAAGTCAACCAGGTATCGATCGGTGAAGCGCTGACGGAGCTGGAGGTTCTCCAGCGGCGGGACCGGCGTGTAGTCGTAGTCGATGAACAGCTGGCCGCTCTTGAGTGTTTCCTTGGTATTGGCCGTCTCGTCGTACCAGGCGGCACCACCGATCAGATAGCCCGCCCTGACCATCGACCGCAGTTTCGCGTTGATGCCCTCGATAATGTCGCGCGCCAGCGACGGGTTAAGCGGGCCGTCGACCGCCCAGAAATGTGCTTCGGCCATCGTGTCGGCGAGGATCTGCGCGGTGCGGGGTGTAGTTCTCGAAGGCGAAGAGCGGATCTGCCGAGCAGGTGCGCGAACCCCAGAAGCGGAAGCCCGTGTGATTGATCAGCGTTGTGACGTCGTGGCTGTTCAGGAAGCCGGCGTCGGTGGACGGGTCTTGCAAGTCCCAGAAGACGTCCTTCGAGAGGCCGGTAACACCGTTGACCGGCACGTTGGAAAGCGTCTTGTGCCAGCCCGTTTCGTTATCGATCTTCGCGCGCATGCCGAGGGCACGCGCGACGGCGTAGGCCGACGCTTCGGCGTTCTTCGTGGTGTCCCAGCTCACGAAGTCCGGCCAGATCAGCATCGTCTCGCGTGCGCCGAAGTTCTCGCGGTAGGTGACGACTTCTTCCTTCGTCGCACACTCCCACGCCGACGCGTATTGGAACGCACGGAGCTTTTGCGCAAGGCCGGTCAGCTCGGACGACACGGCGAGGCTGTCGAAACCGGGTACGCCGAGAATACGCGGCTGCACACCGACCTTGTTCTTTGCCGAGAGCAGCGCCTTCATGCCGGTGTATTTGCCGTCGGCAGCGGTGCCGCCGATGATGGCCGACGTGGTCTCGGCGTCGGTGGAACCTTCGGCCACGCGCACGATAACGGTCGCGCAGTTGGTCTGGTCGGCAATGGCGTCGAGCGCCGGCGCGAGCGTGCCCTTCGTGCCCGCCTTGGCGAGAGCGGCCTGCACGTTGGTCTTCAGAACGGGCGTGTTGAGCGGGTACTCTGCCGCGTCGGCGTCTTGCGACGTGCAGACCATGCCGATGACGGCAGTTTCGATGGTACGGATGGGACGCGTGCCGTCGTTGAGTTCGAGCACGCGTACGCCGTGGTGATAATCGGTTGGCATTCAGATCCTCCGGAGGTGTTGGAAAGCCTGCCAGTAGGATCACTCGCGCTCGCGCGAGAAGCACGAGCGCGGTGTTGTGCTGAACGACGGCACAACAATGAATGCCCAAACTCGCGCTACGCTGCCTTCAATCGCTCACATGCGATGTCGTGATAGGCGGGTTCCAACTCGCACCCGATGAACGCGTGGCCGGCATCCTGTGCAGCACGCAAGAACGTTCCGCTGCCTGCGAACGGATCAAGCACCGTGGAGCCGGGAGGAACGAGCCGGACGACCTGGCGTGCCAGCTCTTCAGGCTTCTGCGTCATATGTTGCTTCGGACGCGGCAGGCGCTCGGTAAACACACCAGGCAAAAACGTGCCTGAGTCCTTCGGCAAGCTCCCGCGCGAAGCCCACACCATGTACTCCGCTTGAGCTGCGAAGCCGCCACGGCGCGGCCGTGCGCAGCCTGGTGTTTTGTCCCACACGGCAACCCCATGCCAGATGAATCCTGCCCCCTGCACCGCATCGGTCAGACTGGGCAATTGCCGCCAATCGACAAAGCAAACGAGGTAGCCGCCGGCGCGCGTGACGCGATACGCCTCGGCCAGCCAGGTCATGCACCAGAACGTCCACGAACGCTGGTCCTTGTTGTCGTGAGAGAAGTCCGGGTAGAGGCCGTTCGAGCTGTTGATGTACTTCTCGCCAGGCGGGCGTGCACGCGAACCGCTATGCAGCCCGCCGGATGAGTAAGGTGGATCGGTGAACACCAGGTCGATGCTCTGGTCGGGCAAACGCCGCATGACGTTCAACGCGTCCTCTCGGAAGACGCGATTTTGAAAATCAGCGAGGTGATGGGGGGCCTTGTTGCTCATGTGAGAGTGTCCTCATATCCGACGCTCTGTGGCGCGCTGGTATGGGGCTCTCGGCCCTCAGAAAATTAAGCGTGCCGCAACGGACACATTTGATGGAGAGGCGAACATACTCGCCTTCCCCGAGCTTACGGTTGCACGAACCGCAGCGAATTTCCTGCATGGAATAGCCTTGCACAATTGTGGTAAGGTTGCGCGGCCTGTCGACAGGTGGCGTGGCCTTGCCAAACTTGCAGGATTGTTCTGCGAGGGCGGGGCGTGTGGGGTGTTAGCGCACCCGACACGTCGCCGCGTCTTTTCCAACACCCAGCACGTCGTCGCCTGGTCAATACTCCGAGAGCATCTACAGACGCATGCACCATCGGGTGTTGGAGTCTGCTCGCAGCATCCCTCACGCACGCGCAAGACGCACGCGGCGAGTGTTGTCGTGTCAGTTCGCACAACACCTGTATAGCTGCCGCCCCCTGATCGTATCGCTCCGGCACCACTCCAGTACGCGACACGTCGTCACCACGTCGCTACCTGTGTCTAAACCTGCAATGAAACCTGGTCGCCTTCGGCGGACCACGCCCCCCACTCTTGCCGCTGCCATTGGCCGGTATCTAATCGAAGTCTCTCCCCTCAAGAAGAGCCAGACCGCAGAGCAATCGATTGCGAAGACATGGTTATCCACTCGAATCGCAGGGCGACCGATCGATCGGATTAGAAACACGGACGTCATTGCACTTCGCGACGAGTGGGCGACCGAAAAGGCAGCGGCGACGGTCGTGCGCCGGCTCGCGTTCCTCTCCCACGTTTTCACCGTCGCGCGGAAGGACTGGGGATGGACCGAACTGGCGAACCCCGTTCAGCTCGTCCGTCGCCCGATGGTGGACGACGCGCGCGACAGGCGCGTCATGGGGCAGATTCGCATGCGGGGGGTGTCGGCTGAGGATTGCCCGCGCAGCGAGCTTGAGTGGATCATCCGCGCGACCTCGTCGCGCGAGCTACCGGTCATCGTGACCCTGGCCGCTGAAACGGCGATGCGTAGAGCGGAGATTTGTCGCATGCGGCGAGAGCATGTGGACTTGTTGCATGGCGTTGTGCACTTGCCGGATACAAAGAACGGCACATCTCGAGATGTGCCGCTGACACCGTGGGCACGCGAGACCCTCCGTCAGCACCTTGCTGGAAAACCGCAACGAGGGCCGATATTCTCTGTGACTCCGGGTGCCGCGACGCGAGCTTTCATTCGTGCACGGACGCGCGCACGTGAGAATTATGAGGATCTATGCCGCTCTCTCGGACGTCGCCCGAACCCGGCCTTCTTCACGGATCTTCGCCTGCATGACCTACGGCACGAAGCGACGTCGGTGCTGGCACCGATCTTCCAGTTGCACGAGCTGGCGAAGATAAGCGGACACAAAAGCACCCGCATGCTGTTGCGTTACTACCATCCGGACGGCCGCGAGCTTGCGAGAAAGATTGCGCGCAGCCCGCTTGGACGTAAGCAGGCTGCGCGGATTCGATCCGAACGCGACTCGACGGACGTGTGAATTTATTCGTCAGAAGACGGCGGCGTCGTGACCACCGCGGGCGTTTCCGTTAGCCACGCCGGAATCGGGCCATCGCCATGATAGGTGACGCTTTCACCGTCGATTTCTATTACGGAGCCAAGCGAGTACTGATCGCCGCTGTGTGCGACATAGAGGGTCTTGCCACGATTGTCTTCTACCAACTTCCATACGCCTTCGGTCCACTTCGGCACCTTACCGGTCACCGCGACTGGCGGCTCAATTTCGACCGCGCCGTAAGGGACGTTGTATTCACCAGGCGACAGGTACAGTTCGTTGGCCGTCGTCGGATACAGAAAGCGTCCGTGTTCATCAGTTTGGTACACGGTTTTGTATTCCAT